AGAATTGATCGACTTTGCTAATAGTTTGGATATGCCGTTAATGCCTTGGCAGGAATTAGTGGCAATTGAGGCACATCGTATTAAGCCTGACGGCAGGTGGGCTAATAGCCAGGTAGTTGCTTTAGTATCTAGGCAAAACGGCAAATCGCACCTAATGAGATTACGAATAGCGCTTGGTTTGACCGAGTGGGGCGAGAAGTTGCAGATACTCTCAGCTCATAAATTAGCAGTATCACTAGAACACTTTAACCAGGTAGTAGAACTCTTTGAGAATTACGATCACTTGGCTAAACAGGTAAAGAAGCTACGCCGGGCTAATGGGCAAGAAGAGATACAGATGTTATCGGGCGCTAGGTTTAAGGTCGTAGCGAATAACTCAGCTGGTCGAGGTTACGCTGGGGCTGAAACGATCTACCTAGACGAATTACGCGAACATAAGGACTATGCCGCTTGGTCAGCAATTACTAAGACACAACTAGCTGCTACTAATCCTATGCTTATGGGTTTTAGTAACGCTGGAGACTCAACTTCGATAGTGCTAAACCAATTACGTGAGCGTGGTATGGCAACTATGGCTGGCGCTAAAGATTCTTTATTATGGCTAGAGTGGTCTGCCCCTATGGGTTGCAGTCTTGACGATATGAGCGCTTGGCAAGCTGCTAATCCTGCCTTGGGTCGCACAATTCACTTAGATAACTTAATGGCTACAAAGAACGAACCCGAAGCGGTTGTGCGTACTGAGTGTTTATGCCAGTTTGTTGAAACTTTGCAGTCCCCTTGGTCGCCTGCTGCTTGGACTAATTGCGCTGATCTTGAACTATCGCTAGAGCCTGGCAAACCTACATACTTTGCCTTTGACATTACGCCTAGACGAAATCACGCAGCGCTTGTAGCAGGTCAGGTATTAGACGACGGCAAAATAGCAGTCGGCTTAGTCCAAGAGTGGCGATCTGAAACAAGTATTGACGATCTTGAAATGGCTAATGGGGTTGCTGATTGGTGCAAGGCTTACGACGTAACCGAAATACAGTTTAGTAAGAACACAGGTAGTGCCGTTGCTAGTCGTCTTAACGCAGGTGGCATATTGGCTAAAGCTATTGACGGGCGCGACTTTGCTCTAGCGTGCGATCAGTTACTAAACGCTATGGAAGCAAGCAGATTACGACACGGTGACCAGCAAGTGCTTAATCGTCATATTGCGTCTTGTGCCAGGATTAACTTTGCAGACGGTGGCTGGATAATTGGCAGGCGAGCAAGTAACGAAAACGTCACAGCTGCCGTAGCTACAGCTATGGTCGTGTCAGTTGCAACACGCCAATACTCAGACATAGATATCGTTGTGGTGTAACCGCTTTCAGTATGTTACAATCTCTTACAATGGGATTTTTTGACGCCTTAAAGGCAACACAAACTATGTCACATATTGACAGTCAATCAACTGCCGATTTAGTGGCAGCTCTCGCGCCTGCAAATCTAATACAGCAGGCAGTATTTAATTACGGACTAGCTCCGACTATTAGTCGTGACCTTGCAGTACAAGTGCCAGCAGTTGCAAGAGCCAAGAACATAATCGCTGGAACTATTAGCTCTATTCCGCTTGAAGTGCGATCACGCATTGACGGTTCTGTGTTAATGCCACCTAAAGTTATTAACCAGCCTGATCCTAGAGTGCCCGGACAAACAATCTACCGACTATTAGTCGAGGATTTAATCTTTTACGGCGTCGCTTATGGACAAGTGTTAGAAGTTTACGAGGAATACCCAAACCGTATTAAAGCCTGGACTCGCATAGATCCAATCAGAGTAGTACCTGAATTAAATGCACAAGGTACAGAGATCGTTGCATACGATTTAGATTTAGTTGGCAAGTTACCTACTCAGGGTGTGGGATCGTTAGTCGTCTTTAGTGGTGACGAGGGTATCTTGACCCGAGGTGGTCGCACAATTAAGACAGCCCTAGAATTAGAGAAGGCTGCATACAACTTTGCACTAGAGCCAACACCTACTATTGCGCTCAAATCAACTGGGGCTAATTTACCAGCTGAGCGTATTAGCAAATTGCTAGAAGCTTGGAAACAATCACGTCAAACTCGCGGAACAGCGTTTCTTAATGCTGATATTGAGATGACTTCAGTCGGCTTCGATCCTAAATCGCTTCAATTAACAGAAGCACGTCAATACCTTGCTACCGAGATCGCTAGGCTTATGAACATACCTGCTTGGTACGTTTCAGCTGACACTAACTCAATGACTTACTCAAACGTAACGTCAGAGCGTAGGGCTTTAGTTGATTTTAGCCTTCGACCAATACTTACACAGATAGAACAACGTTTAGATCAATCTGACTTTACGCCACAGACGCAGACAGTCAGATATGCGCTTGATGACTTCTTGCGTGGTAACCCACTAGAGCGCGCCCAAGTCTATGAGGTACTTAACCGCATAGGTGTCTTATCAGTAGATGAAATACGCAGAGCAGAGGACTTAGTATTATGAAATTAACAATGCCAGTAGCAGTTACAGCTGCCGATAGTGACTCACGCACAATATCAGGCACTATTGTTACTTGGAACGAGCAAGGCAGAACGTCAGCAGGTTTAACAAAGTTTGCAAAGAACTCTATTGCCTTAAAGTCTGTTAAATTATTTTTAGAACACGATCGTACAAAGCCAATAGGTAAAGTTCTTAGTTATGACGAAACCGAGGAAGGCATTGAAGCCGTATTTAAGATCGGTAAGACTAGCGCTGGGTCTGACGCATTAGTAGAAGCTGCCGAAGGATTACGCGATGGCTTTAGCGTTGGCATTATGGTCGATGAGTACGAAATTAAAGACGGTGTAATGGTAATAACTGCCAGCACACTAGATGAAGTATCGCTAGTCGAAAGCCCTGCTATTGACAGCGCACGAGTTTCTGAGGTTGCTGCCTCAGATGATCCAAACACAGAAAACAAGGAAGGGTCAGAAATGATCGATACTCCAGAAGTTGCCGCTGATACTGAGGTATCGGTCGAGGCAGCAGAAGTAAAGGCAGCAGCTCCAGTTGCTCAGCCTTTGACTTACGCACGACCACGTTCTCCAATCGTGGACAAAGCTACATACTTGGAACACTCAGTACGCGCAAAGTTGGGCAACGAGGATTCACGCCAATTTGTAGCGTTTGCCGATGACACTACTAGCAATAACGCTGGTTTAATTCCAACACGTCAGCTAACAGAGGTAATTAACCCTCTATCAAACGCTGATCGTCCAATGATTGAAGCAATCTCTCGCGGCGCACTACCTGACGCAGGTATGACCTTTGAGATTCCAAAGATCACAGTAGTACCAACCGTTGCTGATGTAAACGAAGCACAGCCAATTACCGAAACAGGTATGGAAACATCTTTCCTATCAGTAAGCGTAAACAAGTATGCAGGTGGACAAACTTTCTCAGTAGAATTACTAGATCGTTCAAACCCAGTATTCTTTACTGAGCTAGTACGTCAGATGGAGTTTGCTTATGCAAAAGCCACAGATGATTTTGTTGGTGACGAAATTGCTAACAATGGCACCCTTAACGCAACTGCTACAACTGAGGATAAAGACGGACTCTTAACTTTCGTGTCCAGCGCAGCAGCAGCAGTTTATGGCGCTTCACTTGGTTTTGCACGCAACCTAGTAGTAAGTCCTCAACAATGGGCTAGAATTATGAGCTACAATGACAGCGGACGTCCAATTTACACAGCTTCACAGCCACAAAACGCTGGTGGCGCGGTAGCACCAACAAGTATTCGCGGAAACGTATTAGGTCTTGATCTTTATGTTGATCGCAACTTTGGTGGAACAGGTGGCACAGGTCTAGGCGACTATTCAATGGTCGTAGTAAACCCTGACGCTTACACCTGGTACGAGTCACCACGCGTACGTCTACAAACAAACGTAGCGCTAAACGGACAAATTGAAGTTAGCTACTATGGCTATGGAGCACTTGCAACCAAGATCGCTGCTGGCGCTAACTGGTTTAACAAGTCCTGATAACAAACTAGATCGAGGGGTGGGCGTGTTCTCCCGAGCGCTCACCTCTCATTAAAGGAGTAGATATGCCTTCAATAATCACAGCCACACAGCTGCGATCTGTTCTTGGCGTATCCTCATCACTTTACAATGACGCATATTTAGATCAAATAATTGATACAGCAGAGGCAGTAATTCTGCCTATGCTAGAAAAATATGCTTCCCCAATCGGGAGCACTAAACTTTTAGATAACAAAGCAATCTTTACTACCGTTGGCGAAAACCTATTTAGTGCTGGTCAATCGGTAGTTATTACAGGTTGTGGCTCACCTTACAATGGCACTCGCACAATCTTAGATGATGATAACTTAGGCGAGTATTCGTTTGCTGCTGCAATTACAAATGCCGATATTAACGAAGCAAACGTAATTCCAAGTGGTCTAGCCACCCTATCGGGAGCTTCTACTTATGTAGGCAACGACGCTATTGAGTCGGCAGTTTATGTTGTAAGCGTTGAAGTATTCCAATCACGCACCGCAGCAGGTGGGCAGATAGAGGGCGTGGACTTTGCACCAACTCCGTACCGTATGGGCAGAAGCCTCGTCAATCGTGTCCAGGCTCTACTTGCGCCGTTCATTGATGTCGAGTCGCTATGCCAATAAGTGCCACTCGTACTGCACTAGAAACAGCTTTAAGCGGTATTGCCGCTAACGTTTACAATTCTGTACCTGAGTCTGTTATTCCACCGGCTATCGTTATTGTGCCGGACAGCCCGTACATTGAGTTTGAAACAATAAGCAAATCTGTTATTAGGTGCAAACTTAATTTTACTATTACCGTTGCAGTCGCTTATTACAGCAACGAAGCAGCCCTAGACAACCTAGAAACGCTGCTACTATCGGTCTTAGCAGCTCTGCCTGCTAATTATGTAGTTGGGGCAGTTGATCGCCCTTCAATTACGCAAGTCGGTGCGAGTGACTTACTCGTTGCTGACTTTAATGTATCAACCTACTACACAAACTAGGAACAAATATGGCAACAACAGTAATCACAGGCAGGGACGTATCTTTATCTTTCTCGGGATCTTTGGGAACCGATATTGACGCACAAGCTACATCCGCCGTTTTAACAAAAACAAACGATCGTCAGACATACCAAACTCTTGACGGCGAAGCCTACAAAACCACAAACGTCGAAGCTGAGTTTGCATTAGAGATTTTGGCAGACTGGGGCAAGACAAGCTCAGTATGTGAAGCACTTTGGACAGCAGCAGAATCACCCGACAATACCTTTACCGTAACTATGACAGCAGCAACAGGCGCAGTTTTTGCGTTTGACTGCCTACCAGAGTTTCCAAGTGCAGGTGGCGCTGGAACCGACGCGCAGACAGTATCCTTTACCTTTAAGGTATCTAAAGGCGCAGTAACAGAAACCTTTAGCTAAACAAAAACAATCGGGAGAACACAATGAAATTAAATATTAAAATAACTACAAACTCAGGTGATGTGGCTACTTATGTAGCTGCACCCCCTGAGTGGCGCAAGTGGGAATTAGAAACTGGTCAAAAGATTAGTAAAGATCCTTCACTAGGTATTAGCGATCTTATGTTTTTGGCTTATCACGCTATGAAGCGAGAGAATCCAAACAAGGCAGCGCTAAGCCTAGACAATTGGTGTGCCACGGTTGCAGATATTGAGATAGAGGATACAAAACTAAACCCCACCCAAGCGGTAGCCTCGGACGACTAATAGTTGAACTTGCTATCGCAACACGAATACCAATGCAGTATTGGGATAATGCAGAGGATATTTTAACAGCACTAGAGATATTAAAGGAGCGTAATGGCTGACGTCAAAGTTGAATACAACAAAGCCGACCTACGCCAAATCCTTAAATCTTTTAAGGCTATGGACGACGAAGCAGTAGATCAATCTAAAAAATTATCGGGTGAACTTGCTCAATATGCTGCTGATCAAATTAAAGCTGCTGCAAGACGTAACAGCAAATACCCTAACGGATCTATTAAAGTCGCTGACGGTGTTCGTATTGCTAAATCAAGTAAGATCGGTGAGTTTAAGTATGGCTTTGCTAGTCAAAAATTAAGCGGTGGTGGTAACACTCAAGATATTCTTTATGGCTTAGAGTTTGGGTCTAGGCGATACAAACAATTCCCTGGACGATCACCAAATAAAGGTCGTGGTAATGCTGGATATTTTATTTATCCAACACTAAGACAAGAGCAGCCTGAACTTATTGAAAAATGGGAAAAAGGCTTTGAAAAAATATTGGATAGGTTCTAATGGCAGGCAATCGTACTCTTAAACTATCTATCCTTGCTGATACAGATGATTTAGTTAAAGGCTTAAAAAAAGCCGAAAACGAAACTGGTAACTCAGGCAATCGCATTGGTGATACTTTTAAGAAGGTTGGCGCAGCTGCCGCTGCTGCTGGTATTGCTGCTGCTGCCTTTGCAGTTAAATTAGGCATAGACGCTACTAGAGCTGCTAGTGACTTTAGCGAAACCTTAGCCAAAACAAACGTATTATTTGGTAATAGTAGTGTTGCTGTACAAAAGTTTGCTGATACTGCTGCTAAATCTTTTGGACAATCTAAGCAACAAGCGCTAGACGCCTCAGCTACGTTTGCTACATTTGGTAGAGCTGCTGGCTTAGCAGGTGAGGAATTAGTTACTTTTTCTACTGACTTTGTAGGCTTAGCGTCTGATCTTGCTTCGTTTAATAACAGCACACCTGAGCAAGCCATTAACGCTATTGGATCTGCCTTGCGTGGAGAAGCCGAGCCACTTCGTCAGTTTGGTGTATTGCTAGAC